TCAAGGTCAATGAAACAACCCTTTTGGCATCCGGTTTCACATTTACTTGCAACATCCCGGAAACACCATCATACCAGTTCGACCCGGACGAAAAGGATGCCGACATCGCCGGTCTTTCCAAATGGTTTGACCAAGATTCCAAATTCTTGCAAGGGTTGTACGACAAATTGACCAACAAAGACGACATGTTTTTGGCATGCCAGTTCTTCATCGATGGCATTCTTTCGTATGATGTCGCCACCGGTGACGAACCAATCGACATTCCGACCATCCGCGACAATTACATCGCCGGACTGGAAAAGGAACGCAAATCCGGCGAAGCAATCGCGGAATATTACAACGGATGCAAGGTTGTCACCATTGAACATTCCGGCGGCAAATACCGGGAAATGGCTTTTATCCGGGATGGTCGTCTTGTGGCATTCGGTCAATTCACGCGTGACCATCGCGGCGGCATTTATGCGGCAAACAACGATGTGCAAAAGATTCCGAACTGGAACGCACATGAACATGTCGCCAAGTTCCGCAAACTGAACAAAGTCGCGTATCGCAACATCAAGAAACTTGCGTATGACGAACCGGCGGAAACATTCAAGTTTGACCAACGCACAATCGTTAATAAAGAATCATGATATTAAACACGATTATTCATTTGGAAATGAAACATCCAAATGGAAACAAACATTATTATTACGGTTCAAAGACCGCAATATTTACCAACTGGACATCCGATGAACTCGGTGTGTCAATATGGAAATTGATGCGTTTTAATTTATCATCTTCAAACCCATACGAAAACGACCGGATAATCATACGGAAAGGAACAATCGTGCGGAAATCACAAAGACCGCATGCGACTTTCGACCCATTTAAGTAATTTTGCCATGACAATTGAACAATGCAACGGATGTCCGCATTTCCACCGCATGCCGGAATGGGTTTGCGACATGGTATCCGAAAAGACAACCGGCAAAAGACCGGCAACCAGTACGACAATGATGGCAATCCGCAAGATTACGCGTTGCCCGATATTTTTAACCAAATCAAGAACGGAATGACACCAACACAAACCGCAAATGAATTCGCAAAGGAAAACGGATATACGACCGGTGTTGAATACCTTGGTCGTTGGAAATCCTTTGCCGCTTACATCATCAAACAAGATTATGAATCGGAATCGGATGTTGGTTTGCCGACATTCATTTTGGTCAAGAATAGTGTTGCGCGATTCGCAAATAGTGAATCAAGAATGGCAATCATTGCACACTTTAACGACTGATAAAAGAACGCGGATGTTTGACACCCGCGTTTTTTATCTTGATTTCCTTTTTCGAACAATGCCGGAAATCATGTCTTTGTTGATTAGCATGTTGTCAACGCGCTGAACGCCGCATGTATATTTGATTGTAAAATTCAAATCTTCGCATACTGATTTCAGCGATTCAATTTTACCGGTTTGTGGGTCGTATATTCGCAATGTTCCATCGGACAACCTTTCCGCGCTGATAACATGCCCGCCATGTTCACGATCACATTTCCATCGGAATGTCAATGAATATCGTCCCGGTTCTTTCATTGCGGAATCATACCATTGCATCGCCGCTTCCGTTGCCGCCTTTGATTTCCTTCGATAAGCATTGGTCATCCAGTTAATAACCGGTTTTTTGCCGGTATTTGGGTCAATCCATATCAATGTTGTGTCATACGACAATTCGGTTGGCTTTGTCCCCGCCCTTTGATAATTCGGTTGTGCTTCGACATCCCATCCGCGAACCCTTAATTCATGCGCGGCAACACATGATTGGCAATTTACATGATACGGATGGTCTTTCAATTTCTTATATGGCGATTCGGAAATGGCATCAAGAAATCCCATTTTATAATCAAGGTTGCCACGATGTTCATTTGCTTGTTCAAATGTCATTTCGTCACCCTTTTCAACACCAAGTGCCGCATTTACATCCGCCACATTTGTTTTTGCCATTGGCGCGGCATTTGCCGCCGATGTAACATCCGACATGGCATTGACGATTTCTTTTGTAATAAGATTTGCAGGTCTTGATTCCGATATTTGTTCGGCAATTAACGATTCCAGTTTCGAAACATCAACTTGTCCGGTATATTTGGCAACAATCCCTTTCGCGCTTGATATGGCGGCATTGTATGCATCTTTCGCGGCGGTCACCTTATTTTGTAGTCTTTGGACATCAAAAGAACCGCCATTTAACGCATTGATTACGGCTTTATAATTCGGGTATTTTTCCGTTGCTTCTTTACTCATATAGTCATACGAATATTGAATATATGATTTGTCGCCAGTTCCGACCCACTTGAACGAATCCTTTAATGCCGCGACATAATCGGCAATTCCTTGTTTTGCTTGTTCGTGACACCTTTCGATTTCCGCTTTCAATGCGGCATCGATACGCGCTTGTTCTGCAATCAATTCGTTTTCACGCCAATATTCGTTATTGTCATACGCGGAATCGATATGTTGGACATATTCATCGATTCCGGGAATCCCATATAATCGACATGCTTCTTTCCAGTCATAGTTAACTGGGAAATGGTCATACAAGAAATTGCTCCAATGGCGTTGCGCTTCTTTGTCCAATTGGTCATACGGAACATGATTCACCGGTTCGTCCGGCGTTCCCTCGACCGCCTTGGACTGCATCGCCGCCGGTTTCAATCCCTTTGCCAGTTCGCCATCAACGAAATTGTCCTTGACGAAATACGGAACGGATTTCCAGTTCTTCGATGCATCCTTGTTGTCGTCAACCCATGATTTGAATCCGTCCGGAACATCGGTGATTTCACCCTTGACCGCCAATTTCTTGTATTCCGTCCCATGCAATGCCGATTTAAGGTCGGACAATTCTTGTGCATCGAATTCATCATCGGTGACAAGAATCGGTGTCGCGTAACACATGCATTGCGGATGCCAACCTTTGAACTTGAATGTCTTTGGGTATTTGCCTTGTAACCGTTCACACATTTTGCATTCACACAACGGTTCATGGTTGGAACGATGTATTTCAATGCCGATGACAAAATCCAATTGTTGCCACCGCAAATAATCACTTTCACGATACGCCATGTTGATTTCCGACCGGGTCAACCGCATCGCGTTTTTGTAACTGGAACGGTACACACCTTGTCCGGGATGGAACGCACGCGCATTCTTGGACAATACAAGGTTTCCGCGCTTGTCCCGGACGCGGCGGAATAACCGGTTCGGGTCTTTAAGGTTTTGACGGACATCGCGTGACAATTCGTCCGCGCTTCGTCCCTCACCAAGTCCGACATCGATGCATTGTTCGATTTGGTCTTTGAATTGACCGGCATATTTCCACACGCGTTGCGACAAGTTCATGCCATCAACCTTGCGTGACTGGAACGCGGACAACGCATCCAAATTCTTGTCTTGCATTGTCTGCAACCGCTTCTTTGACACCTTGGATGTTGTCATGATGGAATCCAAGAACGCGTCACCTTTCCGGGTTGCTGACAACCATTCTTTGCGCGACCCCTTTTCAATGGTCATCGTCATGGTGTTAGCCATATCTGCGACCGCCTTGTCAACCTCGCGTTGTATTGCCGGATAATCGGCAAATGAAAATGGTTTGTCGGTGTCAATGGTCTTTCCGGCAACCATGCGCGAAATGTCATTTGTTGTCGCCACCATGATGCGTTGAACCGCATTAGCGTACTGGTTGGTTGTCTTGTAATGCGCCGCATCCCATCCCTTGATTGAAAAAACGGCGACTTTTCTTTTCGAACTGGTGGTTGACTTTGCCATGTATTCGATATTATGCCCGATTTGCCGGATAATTCGCCGTTTCTCGCGCGTTCATCGGTTCGGACATGTAATTTAATCGTCTTGACCAACAAACGCGCTGAAATGGCTTGTTTTTGATTATGCATCCACCGGTTCACCGGCTTCAAAATAATTTTCGGATTCTTGTTCCTTTGCGATTTCCTCAAAGTCGGCTTCCGGGTCAACTGACAACGATGCCGCCTTGACGGATGCGCGGTGTGAAATCAATGGTTTGTTGCCATTCGCCGCCAACCACTTGTTGATTTCATCGGTGTCGGATTTCAGCATGTAAGGAACGATTTTCGGTTCAATGTCCAGTACATCGAGGTCGTTTTCCCATGCGATGTTCATCTTTGCCAAATATGCCTTGATGATGTTGGCGCGTCTTTGCAGATATTCATCAAGGATTTCGCGCTTGTCTTGGACTTTCAAGTGCGCGTCCATGAACATCAATTGCAATGCAATACCGGACACATTCAACCCCTTGACCGCATCGAATGAAATATCCGGTGTCTGCGTGATGGTATAAATCATTTTCAAAAGGGTTTCGATTTCGAGTTTGACGGATTCCGGTGCGCTTTGCCATGAAACATACTGCATGGTTGCACCATCTTCGCCCTCGATGACCGCGCCGGATTCACCCTTTTTCGACCATCCGTTGATTTGTCCGGTCACAAAGATTTTCGGTGATGCATGGTAATCGTTGGTGTCCGCAAAATTGGACAAAAGGAATTCAAGACGGTCAACAAGTCCGTTGATGTCCTCGGTTTCGAACTTGTATTGGTGTCCGTACACGACCGGAATTTTGCCGATGGCGTTCTTTTTCGGGTAACCCTCGCACAACTGCATTCCATCGCTTCCAGTTTCCCAAATGCAATGTTCTTCATCGGTAAATGTTTCAAAGTACGAAATCGTCTTGATTCCGTCATCCTTGCGGGTATATTCGCGCGAAAATGCGACCATATCACCGGTTGCATCAAAATACGGATACAATGTGTCACCAAATGCCGGTGACCAAAGGACACAACGCAACTTGTACGGTGAATCGAATCCGTATATGTTGATGTTCTTGTCCGGGTTGCCGACTGGATACCAGTATTCCGCACATTCCTTGAATGCGAACATAGCACGCGCCATGCGGCGGTCAATTGAATTGATTTTCACGCCGGACAAGACCTTGTTGAACGCCTTGATGATTTCGTCTTGCATGTCGTTGTCTGCAACATACTTGACCGGATTGCCGAATGTGAACGACACCGCGCGGTTCACAATCAATTGTTGCAACGCAAGACCGATGCGCGCAACTGGTTCACGATGCATGCCCGGCGTTTCACCGCCGTTCACATCAACGATGGTTTCACCGCCATTGTCGGCGGAATCATTCTTCACCCATTTGTCCTTGCGGATTGTAGGGTCAAACACTTTGTGCCGGTGCGGGTCAATCGCGCAAATCGCGTGTTCCGTATCCGGTTGCGGGATGTATCTTTTGGATTTCAGTTCCAAGATGACATCCTTTTCGGTTGTTGCGCCAATGGCAACGGAAATGTCGGAAATCTTCATGATGTATGAATGTTAAAAATGTGTGTCTATAATCAACCGAACAATGCGGATACATTGCCGGACTGGTTTCGTTTTGGTCTGCGTTCAATTGTGCCGGTCAACGCGTCCGGTGCGTCATCATGCGCATTCTTGCCGACTTTCATGTAACCGGTGATGGCTTTGTGAAAGTCCGGGAACAACCTTTGCCATCCGAATGGCATATATGTCAAGTTCTGCACCGCCGCCGAATTGCTGAATATGCGGACATCCTTGTTGGCGGTCTGCGTGAACCATTGGAACGCGGTGAAATCGTTTTGCATCAATCGGCAATTCTTTTCAACGGCGCGTGCAAATCCGCGTCCGCCATTGTTGGATTCCACAACGCATTTCATTACTGCGTTCCGGGTCAACATCTTCGCCGTTTCAACCTCGGTGTATTCCATCGGTTTGGCGGTGTATAGGACATCGACGATGTAATTGGCGGTTTCCGTTTCATCGTATATGATTGCGCACAAGTAATCATCGCCGGTGTCCGCCGTATCGATGTATGCCTTGCGGATAATCTTCTTTGCCGGTGGTCGGTTTTCGTATTCGCGGAATCCGGCATCGTACATTAATCCCTCGGCGGGTTTCGGGTCTTGCTGATACAACGATTCGAACACTTGCGGATTGCGCGCCCGGATGGACTGCAACTTTTCAAGTGAATGGCGTTCTTTCCACAATGGTTCGCCATCTTCGCGGTTGTCGTATTCAGTCGGTGCGCCAATCTTGATTGCCGGATATACGATGATAACCCATCCATTCGGGTTTGTAACTGGGTCGTATGAACCTTGTTCGTTGATTAACTTGCCCGCCAAATCATCTTCATGCCATCGGGTGAACACAATCAATTGTTGTGAATCGTTGTGCAATCGCGTTTCGGCAACGGTATCATACCAGTCGGAAACGGATTGACGGACTATCGGCGACCATGCCGACATTGCGTCTTTATACAAGTCGTCCATGATAAGGACATCAACCGGTTCGCCAGTAAGCGCACCACCGACACCAACGGTCTTGAATCCGCCACGATGACCAACGATTTCGCATTCGTCCATATTGCGCAACCATCCGCCGGATACGGTAGTGACATTGGATGAATTCAACAATGTGTCCGGGAATATGTTGTTATATTCCTCGGAATCAATCACGCGTTGGATTTCTCGGTTGAACTTTCGCGCTTTTACGGTGTTGTATGATACGACCGCAACGCGTTTGTCCGGGTCGTC